AGAGACGCAATTTCTGTTTATTTGGGACTCCATCGCAGCAACTTCTTCCGAGAAGGACCTCGAAGGAGACTTTAATCCTCAATCCTCAATGGCGGTAAAGCCTCGGATCTTTGCGAAAGCATTTCCGAAACTCACTATCCCATTGGCGAACCAACAGTGTACTCTGTTGTTGATTAATCAACTCAAGACAAACATAACTTCAAACATTGCAGAAGCAATGACTACGCCACTTGTTGCACCCGGAGGTAAAGCGATTGAATACTTTTGCTCGCTTCGCATCTGGTTAACAAAGCGTAAAGCGAAAGCGTCGTTTGTCACAGATGGCACTGGACTTCGGATTGGCTCTGAAGTAAAGGTAAAGATTGAGAAGTCCCGTTTCGGATCAGAAGGTCGCACATGTGGCTTTAAGATCTTGTGGGGGAATAAGGTCGGAGTTCAAGATGAAGAGTCATGGTTGGAAGCACTAAGAGCCTCAGGTTCTGAACGCTTCAAGGCTGGAGCTTGGAACAAGATTTATGACGCGAAAGGAAAGGAATTCAAATTCCAGAAGTCGCAATGGATCACTAAGTTACAAGAACCAGAGTTCCGCTCAGTTGTACTTGACATCATGGATGAAGAAATTATCAGAAAATTTGAGTCTGAAGGCAAGAACTTTGGACTTGAAGGCGAGGACGAAGAAGGTTAAATCCTGAAGTTACTCATGAGCCCCTTCTCTCCGGAGTTGGGGCTTTTTTTTACTTTTTATTTGACATGGCGACTTAGGCATGTTACATTGTAAACATAGAAGGAGAAAGAATGAAGAAGGTTAAATGCACCTGCCCGCATGATGGCAAAGAGTTCCACGGAGAACTACTGTGGGAAACAAAAGAAAAGTTTGCCATGTCTATAGGAAAGTATAAGATCACAATGCACTTTCCAAAGAAAACACACACATACACAGTCTTGGAGGACAAATGAAAAATGTAATAATAATTGACGCGCTGAACATGTTTCTGCGTAGCTATGTGGTTAGTCCACATATGGATAAGAATGGAATCCCTGTAGGAGGCACCATTGGCTTTCTAAAGTCACTTCAGAAGGTGGCTAGGGACTTTAATGCTGATGAGGTTATTGTGGCTTGGGACGGCCATGAAGGCTCTCAACGACGACGTTCAATGAATAAGGACTACAAAGCTGGTCGCAAACCCGTGAGGTTTAACCGTCGAATGATAGATATGCCAGAAGGCAAAGAAGAAGTCAACAAAGGTTATCAACAAGTCCGTCTTATGGAGTATCTCAATGAGATGCCCGTGATTCAACTGGTGGCGGACTTTACTGAAGCAGATGATATCATCGCCTTGGTGATCAATCACCCTCGCTATGACGGATGGCAAAAAACCATTATATCCTCAGACAAAGATTTCTTTCAGTTATGCAGAAAGGACGTTCAGATTTACCGACCGATACAGAAAAAAATCGTTACCGAACAAATCGTGATTGATGAGTTTAAGATTCACCCAAACAACTTTGCTTTGGCTCGAGCGATTGCCGGAGACTCATCTGATAACCTACCAGGTATCAGAGGTGCAGGACTTAAAACAATTGCAAAACGGTTTCCATGGCTAGCAAGAGAGGAGGAGTATACAACAGCAGACATCATCAGGGACTGCGCTATGCAAGGAAAGAAGTTGAAGATTCACGAAAACATTGAAAGCAACGAAAAGCTAATAAAGGACAACTATGCAATTATGCAACTGCAGTTCCCAAATATTAGGCCAATGAATAGAGAGATAATCAAAAAAGCAATAGTCGATTTTGAACCTTTCTTTAACAAAATAAAATTTACCCAAATGCTTTTCGAGGATGACGCCGGTAGACTCAACTTCAGCGACCTACAAACTATCTTTAGGAAAATAAAAAGATAGTTTTCACTTGACAAGTTGGCTTAGATAGGTTATATTTAAATATACATCAAATTCAGGAGGACATATGAATAACGATAGACAAGAAACTTTTATGCGCTTTGGAAAGAACTTCCAAGAGAATCTTTGCCAACTTATGTTGGAGGATCGACCATTCTTCGATCAAATTACAGAGGTGTTGGACGTTACTTTTTTCGAAAAGAAATATCTTCAAGTATTCGCACAGACGCTTATAGATTATAGAGACAAGTATAACACACACCCAAACAACGAAGTGATGATGACTTTGTTGAGAACCGAGTTGAATCATCATGATAAGGCAACAGCAAAGGATGTAAGAGAGTTTTATGCTCGCATCCACACGTCAGACGGTGTCGAAGAGTGTGCTTTCATCAAAGACAAGGCAATTGACTTTTGTCGCAAACAAGTCTTAAAGGGGGCCATGATCAAGTCCGCCTCGCTTCTCAAGAGCTCTTCGTTTGAGGAGATTGAGAAGGTTATCAAGGAGGCCTTGGTTCTCGGTACAGACAACAACTTTGGACACGACTTTCGCAAAGATTTGCTTAAGCGTTTTGAACTCATTACAAGAGATCCAATCTCAACTGGTTGGGCAAGAATGGACGAGATTGTTAAAGGAGGCCTTGGAAAGTCAGAGTTGGGAGTCGTTGTTGCTCCAACTGGTGCTGGTAAGTCTATGGTGCTCGTTCATCTCGCCACTCAAGCGCTACTTCAAGGAAAAACTGTCGTCTACTATACTCTCGAACTTAAAGATACGGTGGTAGGGCAACGATTTGACTGCTGTATAACTGACGTTCCATTGAATGAACATAAAGAAAGACAAAAAGAAATCATCAACAAAGTAAAAGACCTTGAAGGCACTCTAATTATCAAGGAGTATCCAACCAAATCTGCTTCTGTGGCAACCCTCAAGAATCACATTGAGAAGTTACGGAAGAGAGGCATAGAGCCTGATATGATCTTGGTTGACTATGCCGACTTATTGCGTCCGCCTCGAGCCACTGGTGAGAAGCGACACGAGTTAGAGGAGACCTATGAAGGTCTTCGTGGCCTCGCTCAATCTTATGAGATCCCTTGTTGGACTGCATCTCAAACAAACCGCGGAGGTCTCAATGCTGAAGTTATCACTATGGAAGCGATTTCTGAAGCATTCAACAAATGTTTCGTTGCGGATTTCATCTTCTCTTTATCGAGAACAGTTCAAGATAAGCAAGCGAATAAGGGTCGTCTTTTCGTCGCAAAGAATAGAAACGGTCCCGATGGTCTTGTGTTTGATGCTTTCGTTGACTGGTCTGATGTTACCATCAAAGTGTTGGATAGAGACGAATCAGCGGAAAAAATGCAATCAACAGCAGACGCTTTGCAGATGCTCAAAGACAAATATGCGAAAGCAGGAAAATAACCAAAAATTACAGGAGTAAGTAATGGATTTAGAGAAGAAGATTTTATCGGACATCACCGTCCACATGAAGTATGCAAGATACATGGAAGACGAGCAACGTCGAGAAAACTGGGATGAACTGGTTACCAGAAATATGAATATGCACATCAAAAAATTTCCCAGTTTAGAACAGGAAATCCGAGAGAACTATAAGTTTGTCTACGACAAAAAAGTTTTACCCTCAATGCGCTCAATGCAATTCGGAGGAAAGCCAATCGAGGTTTCCCCAAACCGCATCTTTAATTGCGCTTACACACCCGCAGATGATCCACGAGTTTTTGGAGAGATTATGTTTCTCTTACTTGGCGGAACAGGCGTTGGTTATTCGGTGCAGAACCACCATGTAGACAGTTTACCTGAGATTCATCGTCCATCAAATAAGAGAACACGACGTTTTCTCATTGGGGATTCAATTGAAGGTTGGGCTGATTCAGTCAAGGCTCTGATGATGTCTTATTTTAAAGGCACATCAAAGTTACGTTTTGACTTCTCAGACATCCGTCCGAAAGGTGCGAGACTAGTTACATCCGGCGGTAAAGCTCCCGGTCCACAACCACTTAGAGAATGTCTAGTAAAGATAGAGGGGATTTTAGATGCTAAAGAAAACGGTGACAAACTCACTCCTATTGAGGTGCATGATATCATCTGCTACATTGCGGATGCAGTTTTGGCGGGGGGTATTCGTCGTGCC